TAACTGTCACTGTCCAAGTGACTGTCATACTGTCTGATGCACCTTTGTTTACAACTGAAAAAACTGTTCTACACAGCATAGTACCACCAGAGCTAGCATTTAAAATAGCTGCTTCGGTTACGGCACCAGTACCAGTTCCTGCTGGAAAAGAAGCTACATAAGTAACTACAGCATTAGAAACAGTTGTGCTTGTTAATGCAACTCTACCTAGTTGGTTACCTAGAGCAGTATCACTTGCGGCAGCAGCGGTACTTCCAGATCCTATAGCCATGTGTGACATAGCAGTTGCGGTAGTATCTTTCATACGAGAAGCTACATAGCCTTTACCAGCAGTAACAACTAAGTTATCAACTTCTTGTATGATTTTACCGTTAAGGGAAATAGCTAATTTACCCTTAAGTTTTAAACCATCATTTATCATGAATATTCCTCAATTAAATTTAACTGTTCAATACATAACTGTTTAGTGGACTTGTGTTAAGTACACTAGAAGCACCCAAAATTAGGGCTACCTGTATAGACTCGGTTATTGTAGCACTATCGCTAGGCGTTGTGTCAAAACTTATTGCTAAGGCTTCTGATACCGTAGCTGAATCCGTTGGCTCTAAGTTAAGAATAAAGTTTAAAACTTCTGAAACATTTACAATATTGTTTTTATTTACTCCAGACTCTGTAGCTAGATCATCACTTGCACTCGCAGTATCATCTAGAGCATACCCATCTGCAAACGCGCGAACAAAAGTTATTACATCAGCGTAGTTTTCACTCATTGTTACAGTATCAGAAGGGTTTCTACCGAAATCACTAACGTAGTTTTCACTGATGTTAGCCGAATCTGACAGAGGTTTGCCGACGTTTGTAGCATGAGTTTCACTAATTGTTGGAGTTTCAGCTAACGCTTTACCTAAAAGATATCCTAAAGACTCTGTTATAGTAGGAGCGTCAGTAAAATCTCTAGAATAAGCCACTAGCCTAGAAAAAACTTCACTTATCGTAGGGGAATCAGCTAAAGCTTTACTTGTGTTTAGTATTGCTTCTTCACTCATAGTCGTTGTGTCAGCTACTCCTTTGCCTAAGCTATAAACTTGGTTTTCACTTATAACTACAGTTAAAGCTTTATCTTCTTGATACCCCGGAGCAAAGTATAAATTTTTAGAATCAGCGTCTAATAGGATATTAGCAGCTGATAAATTAACAAAATCTAAATTATAGTTTAGTTGAATAAAATTAGTTAACGCTTTTATATTAGAAAATACTGTAACTTGCTCTAACGAGTCAGTATCTACAACAGCGCGTAACTCAGAATAAGATAGTGTTGCTCGTAATGCCATTAATCAAAGTCATCACGCACTTGAAATTTTATTAAATCTTGTACTGTTTGCACACCACCACCACTGGTTGTGTGTTCTATTTCACCTTCAAAAGTACCCGCAGTTGTCCAAGTAGAATTAGGAAAAGCCACTGTAACCTGCCCATTTGCCGCGCTTGTAATCGTAGCTGTAATTGTACTTAACACAGAAGTAGATCCTACTTCACGTATTCTAAAACGCACGGTGCTACCAGATAAGTTTACTGCTGCCCATGTTGTACTATCATCTGCGTCCAACGTTTTACCGGCAGCTGCGGTGTTACTGTCTTTTAGTGTAAAGTTCAACTCAGGTAGAGTATCGCCCACTACTAATTTTACTGTTGATGAATAAGCCATAATTTACCTCATTATATATTATTAAAATGCGCCCGCGAAGGGTTGGTAATCTTTAAATTGAGCATCACCTTTTATTAAATCTTCTAATCTCTGTGCGCTTGGGCCTAGTAGACTTGTGTAGAACTCATCTCCAAACCTCCCCGCTTCAAACATAGGGAATAACATAGTCCATGCTCCAAATGCTCCAGAACGGTCAGCGGCCTCTAGTAAATACTCACCATAACCCATTTCATTTGTTCTAAATTTATTAAAATCAAAAACACCTGCCTCAGTGTTTGAATTAAAATCTACTGTTCCTGAAAGAGGGGAAAGTAAAAATTTTAATAGCTCACGTAGTTCCATACCTACCATTGCCAACGGTAATAGAGAAGTAGTAGCTAAAACTGCAGGTAACGCAGCAGCAGAGATTTTACCTTCTCGATTATAGGTGCTTTGAGTGTTTCTAATTACACCCCCTATTATGTTTTTACCATATGCATAAAAGAATGATTTAAGTTGGAATATTAAAGCTGTGTATGGATTAGAAGCCCAACCCGGTCTTTCTGCAGCATTAGGACGTACAACTGATTCTTCGGTAAATCTAGCTATAGCATCTTGTACTTGTTTATGTTGAGGGTCACTAAAATCCCAATCAGAGTCTTGCGCTGCTTTTATTTGTTCAGGTGTAACTTGTAGTTCAGCTAAATAAGCTTTTGATTTAGCAGAATTGTCATTAGCATGTTTAATAAGAAACTGTCGACCCATACCAGCAGCAAAAACTCTTGTAAACCTTGTGTACCATTCTAGTCCGGTAAATTTAAAAAATTGTTGAGTATAGTATTTTGTCCCTTCTGTCATATAACCCAACTCCCCAGCATTAATATACATCTGTGAAATAGAATCAAAGCCAATCACACCTACATCACGCGCAAACTGTTCTAACTCTTTTCTATTTGCAAAAGCATCTTTTACTGAGTTTACAAAATTGCCACTAAAGATACTCATTTCTTTAGATCTTAATGCTGGACCAGCTAAATCTGGTAAAGAAGCAACAGTAGCAAAAGTTAAATATGTCATAACATTTAAAGCCAATAGATAACTTTGTACAGTCCTTAACCAGCCGGGCATATTCATACCCGCTCTTCCTAACATAGCTTGTACTGCTTTTCTTGCGCGTCCTCTATCTCTATCGTTGTCTATTCGATTAATTAAAATTTCTGCTGCTCTAGGACCAGAATAAAATATACCTACTTGTTTTTTATCTAATTGATTTGCACTATTTGCAATATCTTTTTTAGTTATTTTTACAATAACTTTTTTCTTAAATTCTATTTTTTTAACATTCTCAGAAATGTATTTTCTAACTGCATGGTGCGCAGGAATAATCAAATCACCAATACCTTCTATATTACGTAAGTCAGCGTTATTAGTGATGTTTATGAAAAGAGGTCGTCTATCTTTTTGCATACCAATAGATAAATCTGCAGCTCCTTCTGCTTCTATAGCATCAAGACTCTCGTCATATAAAACCATTTTATCTACTGCGTTTCGTAATTCTTCTACAGTAGCTTTAGAATTATATTTTTTCAAAACTTTTACTAAAGCTTCTCTTGCTTCGGGTTCTGCAGCTAACTTAGCTATGTCAAACTGCCTAGTAAAGAAAGTTATATTTTTTTTGACTTTAGGGTTTTTAGGATTTATCTCATTAGGTAAAATATAATCATCATAAAACTTTTCAAAATACTTAAGAACATCTAAGGCTTTGCCTCCATCTACTTGTACTTCATTACCATCCTTATCTATTACTACAAGTTTATTAGCTGCATTAGGCCTTTCTTCTAATGGCAGAGCGGCTAGTTGTTCAGCTCCTTCTAGAATACTGTCAATATTAGTTAAATCTTCTTGTGTGGGATCTTTAGTAATATTAAAAATTTTATAAAAATCATTAATGTATCTGTACTGTACTACAGGGTGGTAGTTAAAGAAGCCGGTATCTTCTACAGTTTGAGATCTAGAGTAAAGAGCTTTACCTAGTTCTGGAGATACCAAACGTAAAAAGTTATCTGCTGGAGCTAAGATGTACACTAAGAATTTGTAAATATCATTAGCTGCTTCGCTTTTTAAAATCTTTCTCATTAAAGCTTCAAAACGAGTAGCATTCTTTTTACCTACTGCTTTTTGTACAATATCAGCACTGCCTTGGACCCAATTATCAATATCTTTAGACTCGGTAACTGATATACCTATGTTCTCTCTATTAAGACCTCGTTTAACCGCTTCTATTACCCCAAAAGCATAATCGTTAAATACTGGATTTGTGTCAAGCCTACCTATTTGAAACTCACTTAAGGTATTAAATAAAACACGCACTTTTCTTGCTAAAGCTGTAAAGTAAGAACGCACAGTTTTTTTATTTCTGGTTTCTATACCTACAAACTCTCTTCGTAATTCCATAAGGGTTTTAGGTAATTGTTCTTTCCAAATAGTATTATCTTGAGTATGTGTTATTTTTCTATTACCTGTATCTAACAAAGCTTTCCTATGGTCAGCATTTTGTTCTAAAGAAGCCCTAATTAAATCTTTCATTAACTTAAGATTAGTAGCTCTATTTTCTTTTAAGAAACCTTTAATTTTTACATTACCAGTTCCCCAACGTGGGTTGTTGTAAAGTTTTTCATCAAATTTACCTGACTTAAGAGTTTGATAAGCATGTTCAACACTTTGGAACTCGACGCCAGAATTTTCATTAGTAGGTTTAGAGAACCTTGAAAATGTTTTTCTGTCATACTTTTCTCCGCCCTCTACTACTCCAGTAACTTTAAATCTAAATGGACGTGCTTTAAGATTACTTAAGTTAGTATTTTGATTTGCACCAGCATAAATATTTACGGGTGTTCTTTCTGTAGCAATTTCTCTAGGTAAAGTTTCTTTAACTGTTCCTTCTTGTTCTAATAAAAATGCACTTGCTTTATCTGCATACCACTCTTCAAATGGGAAAGCTCTGTCTTGATAATTATATCCGGGCTCGCCCCTTACTGTTCTAGTAAATAATGCAAAAGACTCATCAGCATAAGCTCTATACAAAGCTTCTCCTTTTTTAAAATCTGCTTCGGTAATCCCAAGGTCTTCTATAAATTCTTCACTACCATACCGTCCACCTCGTTCTTCCGAACGAAATCTACTAAGTCCAAGTCTTGCACTCTCAAATTTAAACAATACATGTCCTAATTCATGCGCAAGTGCATAAGTCATAAAAGTACTTTTAGCGGCATTTCGGACAAGGGGGTCTGAAACTTCTAATTGATTTTCTATAAAAGCAGAATCTGGGTTGAGAACTACAAACGCATATTTTGGTAGTCCTTTAAGTGGTCCATCATTATGCATCACACTTAAAACAGATGCGGGTTGGCCCGAAGCTCTATTCTCGGCTTGTATCTTTCTAACTACCAAATTCAAAGGGAGACCGGTTGTAGTTTTCATGTCGGTTGGGAAATTAACTTCATCATTTAAACCTAAAACAAACACTTTTGTCGTTACTCCAAAACCTTTCATTTTTTTAGATAACTCACTAATAAAACGTTCACCAGAACTATCACCTACATCTTTAGTAAATTTCGGGTCTTTAATGTCAAAAATATTTGCAATCCCTTGGCTTACTTTTATTTCTCCTAACTCCATATCTATTGCGTCGGGGTCGGTTTCAAACCTAGTATTAAATACAGGGGTTCCTTTGTACGCTGCACCTTCTTGCCCTTTAACTTTTACAGGAGGTTGCGCTAAGATTATTCCTTGTGCTAACTGCGGAAAAATATCCATTAACATTTTGTTACCTAAATCTGTTTGTTCTACAGTTTCAACTACCTCACTTATGGGTGTTTTTTCCATAGGAACTCTACGAGGTTTTGCCATGTTATAAAGAGAAGCTCTTGAACCTGCGCCGTTTAAAACTTCTATATTGTTATCTCTTATAAAGTTGGTTATTGTCGCTGCTGAAGTTCCGGGACTAACAACTAAAAAAGGTTTACCAAGTTCTTCAGCAAACTTAACGGTTAGTCGAGAGCCGCTGCCGAGTGACCCATCTTCTTTAGTCAAAATAATAGTACCGTCAGAATCTTCGACGTTTTTTCTAGTTCTTGGTGAGTACTCTGAGGATTCTCCTTCTACTACATTAAACTGAGGCCCTAAGGAAAGAGTTACTCCACCTTCTACTTTAAAATTTTTTGGAGCAGTACCACCAGTTTCTAAACCCATCGCTTTTGCCATATAAAGAAAGAACTGGTCAGCGCCAAGCTGCCCACCTGATATTATTCTTTTTAATGGTGTTTTTTCATTTAATTTATCTAAACTACTTTGTTCTGCTTCTGTTAAAGTTTTACCGTCTTGTACTTTTTTCAGTAAAGCTGCTTGTCTTTTTCGATCTTTTCTAGGTTGTTCCTCTTTTTCTAGTCTTAAACGCATTTTTTGTTGCTGTTCCGCTTCTTGCGCTTGTCTTTGTAAACTTACAGGGTCTCTTTCTAAAGCTGAATCAATTGGGGGTGGAGACAACTTAGCGCTTTCAAACCTTACATCCCCTCGTAAACTCATTTCGCTTGGTATTAAAGGGTAACGTTTTTCTTTTTGTGCAGGAGTTCCCGGTAAAACTAAATCCTTAGATTCTGTTACAAAAATTTTCTTACCATTTTTATATTGAGGTACTGCATGTCTAACTGGAGGAAATCCAATAGTTTTTTGTGGGGGTTGCGCTCCTAAAGGACCTTGAAAATCTTGGTCATCTCCGACAGCTTCTCTCATATCTTGATCTTCACCGAGAGGTTTTTCTAAATCTACTTTGTTGAAATCCCCAAACTCGGTGTTCAACTCATATTGTAGATTGTTGTACTGATACTCTAACTTTGTTAACTGTCTACCGATTGATTTCTGTCGCCTAATTAAACTTCCACGCTCTTTTTCGGATATACCACGATTGTTTATTTGAGTCTCTAAATTTGCGTATAGTTTGCTAACCGGCGCTATCTCTGCTTCTAAGTCTGCTAACTCATCTAATCTGCTGGTTAAGCTTTTAATACCCCTTGTAGGTATGGTAAATAAAGACTCACTACCGCCTTCTTCTATATATCTTTTACGAGCTAGACTATTAGCGAGGGCGTTTATGTCAGATTTATCAACAAATATTCCAGCTGTAGTAGCAAACCCTATTCCACCTAGTTCTTGTTTTATGTCTTTTAAAATATTTAAATATTTTTGAAATTCTAAAGAACTTAGCTCTCTCGCTTGTATTGATCCAGTTAGAGAAAATTGTTGTAGTTGAAGTGGACTAAGTAATTGTGCAGGTTTATCTGGGTCTATTCTTCTATAAAACATAGGTACGTCTGCTAAATTTTGACCTTCGGTGCTTATGAGTTTTGTTTCATTAGTCATTGGCGCATAAAGGTCTTCCTTCATAACCACTTCAAACCCATACTTTTTAAGCTCCGCAAAAATTTCAGGCACCATAGTTGCCAAAGCAATGTTATAAGCTCTAGTTCTATTACCTCCTACACTTTCCAAAAGTTCTTCTATACTCATAGTAAAATCTTGTTTTATTTGAGGGAAGATTTTTACTGCTTCAGTTAATAAAGTGTATAAATTGACAGACACATCATTTCCAGCAAAATTAACTTCTTTATCTCCGTACCCTAAAGTGGCACCCGCTTCTGCATTTGTAACTCTTATTTTAAAATAAGAACTAGCCTGTGATACTTCACCACCACCTGTTGTAGATAAGAATTTAAAACTTTCTATAACTGCCGTTTCAACTAAATCTAAAGCTTTAGCTTCTACAGTTTGTGGTTCAAAAGTACCAAAAACATAAGCATTAGCATCGTCGGGGTCTTGAATAATTGTTAAATCGGGCCCAATATCTGGGTCTGTACCAGCTCGGCTATCTCGTTGCCTAAAGTATTCTCTTAATAAACTTCTACTATACGTCTGCATTCTAGGAGAATTTATATCTGTAATCCCTAACTCTGTTCTTTCTTGTTCAGTAAGAGAGTCAAAATACCTTTGACGTAAATCTATTAACTCTTGGTCTTCAGTAGAAAACTCCCCTGTTTCTTCATTTACTTTTGGTTGATAAGTTGTTTTTTTATATTTTCTAGCATCGGTTCTTACAACTCCTCCTTTTGTTTTTTTATCTCCACCTTTTTTTAATTTATCTAATCTTCTTTTTTGAGAAAGGGTCAACCCCCCTTCTTTTTCAAGTTTTTTTAATTGTTGTAGTTCCGTTTCAGCACGTAGTAATACTTCAGGTTGCGCAGTTAATCTAGCGTCTTCTAATTGAGCACCAAACAACCCCCCGCTCTGCTGTTCCGATAACCTTTCAAGAATCTCTTCAATCGGTTCACCTGTTCTTTGCGATTCTTCTTGAGCTACTTTATATATTTCAAAAGGGCTTAACCCAGACAAAGAAGCAGAATCTCCTTCATTATCATCAAATGCTTCTGTTACGTCTATCTCATCTAAAGATGGCTCATCTTCAAAGTTCATATTATTTATATCTAAGTCAGCTGTCGTAAATACTCTTACGTTAGCTTCAGGATACTTAGCTTGAAGTTTGCTTCTTTCTTCTTGTATTTGAAATTGATTAACTTCTTTAGTAGCAATAATACGCCCATCAGCATTAAAAACTTTAATTGTGTGAGTAGCATTGTCTACTACATCGCTAAGTTCTTCACCATCCAAAGCTTCAATTACTGCATCTCTAAACGCTACATTTCTTCTTGTTTTTTCTTCCTTACTTATGACATTTGCATCGTCAGCCGCAATATTTGCTTGGTATAAATTATTAGCTTTTTTCATCGCCTCTGGGGTACCAACTACTACTCCACCTTTATACGGTACAGCTACAGTCCTATTCCCAAAATTTACCTCTGGATACATATCTTGGTAAGTTTCAACTCTTGATTGTGGTAGAAACATAACTGATTTTGGAGATTCAACTTCAGCTTGTACTGTTTCAATAGTTTTTTCTAGAGCATCAGTATTACCTGCTTCATTTATTATTTGTGCTTGGTAATCGATAGCATCAGCTTTACCCCTTGCCATAGCATCGGAAACTTTACTCATAATTGGGCTTACTGCTCCTCCCACTGCCCCTCGAGCACCTCCAGCAAAAAACCCAGCAAAAGCAGCTTCGGCTAACCTTAACTTAGCTTCTTCATTCGTATAGTTAGGGTCAATAGACATTCTTTGGGCTACACCTAAACCTTCTTGGCCTACCTCAGTAATACCTTCAACAGCACCTGACCCAATAAAACCTTTTCCTATCTCTCTAATAGCAGAAGAAAAAATATTCTTTTTTGGTCCAGAATATAAATCTAAAAAGGCTTGTTCTTTTTCAGTTAGTTCTTTTTTATTAATTTTCTTTTGGAAAATAGCGTAAGCCTTTTTTTCATTTTTTGTTAAGTTCTGTACTCCAAAAGTTTGTGCTTTTCTATCTAAGGCAACTAAAGGACTTTTTTTCAAAGAGGCTTTTAAAAAAGCATTAGCAAAAATAGTTTCAGAGGCAGTACCTAATACTGCTTGTGGAATACCTAATAGTGCTGCCTGTGCTGCTTCAGCACGGGTTAAGTCCATACCAGCTTCTTGAAATTCAGAGGCGGATTGAGAGCTACCTACCACGTATTCTTGACCAAAAGCTCCTGCGATACCCCCACGTTTTGCCCATTTTGCATACCCGAGACCTTCATGTATCAATACTGCTTCTTCCGGAGTAAGTTTAAGACCTTTGTCTTTTTTCTTAATTGCTTCTTTTAACAGCAGGTCTAGGGGTTTTTTAGTAAGAGTCCTAGCTCCAAATTTTCCTAACAGACTAACACCAGCCCCAGCTAAACCGGAACTAAGTGAACTTAACATCATAGGAGTAAATTGACCTAAAGCTTTTGTTACTTGAGTAAAAAAACCACCAAGAGTAGGTTCTTCAAGAAAATCTTCAAAGGGTTGTATTTGATTTAACAGGTCGCTGGATATAGCATCATAACTTTCTGCAAGCTCAAAATTCTTTTGAGCTGCTTCATCAAAACCAAATATCATTTGGCCGAGTCCCTGAAATCTATCAACATCCCCTGTTAGCTGAGCGCTACCACCACGAACGGCATTAGAAAAAACTTCACCTAAACCTTGAGGGGAGTCATCTATATCTTCTCGTAAAGGAGTTCCAACAGGGGACACGCGTTCCACCTCTTGTCGAAGTAACTCTTTATCAACTCTTTCTTGTTGGTTTGCGGTATCCTCTGGAATACCAAAAATTGCGTCCGCTAAATTTTTAGCCATTGTTATTGGCTTTGCCCGCGGAATTCGTTTTCTTCTCCAGCGGCAATCAGAATATTAATGAATGAATTAGAAAATTGTTGTTCCCTTAGATCCTTTATTGTATAAGGTATATCACCAATTCGTAGTCCTGTAACTTTACCTTTTGATTTTGTAACTTGTACATCAATATCATTGCCAAATAAATTTAAGTTACCACCTCTAGCATACCCAAGACTAAATACAGTTCTCCAGAACTTCGGTTGTTGTTCAGCACTAAACCTTTTCATAACCTCAATAAGTTGTTGAGCATAGTCTTTCTTATCTGCATTTGTTACTATTTTTGTTTTTAAATCATTTATTAGAGGGCTTATTCCTTTGAAATAGTCTTCATACTGAACTAATGTACTATCTTCGTTCAGTACGGAATCATCTTTATACTTATTCAATCGAGTTAATGTTATTTGATATGGGTCAGAGAAATCAAGATTTGCCTCTGCTGCCTTTCTACTTGCTTCTGCGTTTAAGCGAGCATCTTGTTGGATTTGGCTAGCTAAAGTAGTGCCCTGTGTATTTAACATACCAGTTTCTATAAATGTACCTACACTTATATTGCTAAGATAAGGAGCAAGAGGAGCAGTTTTAGGAAAAGTAGCTAGACTAGATAAAACATATGCACGGACTATTTCTATGTCTGCATTTCTTTGAGTCATTTTTCTAAAGTCCCCACCTACTTTTACTAAAGCCTCTGTTAAAACTTTATCATCTTCTTCAGATATATTAATGCTATTTACTAGCTTAGTTATACCCTCGATATCGTTCTTTTCTATTAATTCAGCAAACTCATCTATTTGTTCCTTAGTGATTACTTCTTTTAATACTTTTTTAGCTTCGGGTGGTACCTCATTGCCTAATACTTTACCTTCATCTATGACTCGCTTGCCATCTTTTTCAATTGTATATTTATTAGTAAAATCTTGTGGAGATAAATTTTTAAAATCTTCTGAAATCTCTGGGTTTTTTAGCATAATGTTAAGATTGTCAGATGTAGCGAGCTCTCGATAAATTTTATTATTTGTTATATAAACTCTAGATTCCTCAGTACTTAACCCCGGAGGGCCTTTTCTTATTTCACCTATTTTTCTATTTAATAAAGTCTCAGTATTATTTACTGCCATTTCACCCAGTAAAGCCACCGCTTCTTTTTTCTGTTCATCATTTAGACTATTCCATTGTTCTTCAGTAAATGCCTCTTCTACATTTTGTAAATCATAATTTTTATCTAAAAGTTCTCTACGGCGTTCTGCTTTTCTTTCAGCTTGTCTTTGCCCTCTTCCCTTTTGAAAAAAACTATCTAACAATTTAACAACATCTTTAGTTGGTTGATTAAACCCACCGCCCGATAGATAAGGAGCTTTAACACCATCTACTACGTAACTTTTAGCAGCTTTTAGTTGATTTATGAGTTCTAGCCCTTTAGCATTTCTGTCACCTAAAGAAAACCCAGTTTTGCTAAAATTATTTGGATTAACTTCAATAACACGATCTCCAGCTAAAAAATTAGCTAATTTTTCATCATATTTCTCACCTTCTACTTGTGACCAAGTTTGTGCTAAAGAATCTCCCGTACCTCCAGTTGTTTGTATTTCATCAGTGGTTTTTTTGTTTGCTTCAAATTCATCGCTAAGACCCGCTATTAGCTCAATAACAGTTTCTCTAGGAGTCGCTGGGTCATTTATTTGGCCGTAACTATTTAAAACCTCATCCATAGTTAAGTTTCTACTTGTTATTTGATCCATCATACGTAGGCCCTGTTCTGTTCCGGCTGGGGCGGTTTGTAATAATTTTGCTTTTTTAGCATCATAAATAACATCTAAATCACTACCTCTAACGGTAAAAGCCCCCATAGACTCTCCACCATCTCTTTGATTTCTTCCATCCATAGTGATATCGTTTTCTCTAATTGCAAAAGTGCCATCTTCATTAGGCACCATAGTAGTTACTGAAGGGTTGTAAACAACCTGACCATCCTCTCCTCGTTGTGCAGTATTTTTTAAATCACCTAAATTTATTCTTTTAAAATCCTCATTCCCTTCTTGTTTTAAGGCCTCTTTAAACATATCTGGATAAAATTTATTTAATTGATCTTCATTTAGAAAAGGCAAAACTCCCTCTGAAAAGCTTAATGTGCCTTGTTGTTTCTTTTTGTTACGTTCTGCTGCGTAGGTACCAAAATCTCCATAAGCTGCCTCGTTCCAACCAGCTGGTACTTCACCACTAATTTCAAATTCTTTTATAACCGCATCCGCCTGTCTCTCTCCCTCTAACATAGAGTCTATTTCATTTAAAGTTAAGCTTGCCGTTTCTTTTTTAGAATAATTTTTCGCAAAAGGATTAAAAAGATATTCTAGGAATTGACCCCCACTCATATCTTTATTCATGGTAAAAGTGCCGTCTTTGTTTTGTATCGCCATTATAACTTCCCGTAATTAACCATTAAGTATCCAGAGCCGTGTGTAGTAACCGCCTCTGGTTTCTCATGTATTATCTCTTGTGCAAGGACTCCGTATTTAGGTAAGTCGCCTGCGCCTAATTCTATAGCTTCTTTAGTCCACTCCCAAGTGTAAACATTATAGTTACCTTCTTTATGGCTAAACGTAAGATCTTTTTTCAGACGTATGTCGGAGAAAAAGAACATAGCCCCCATTCCTAAAGTGGTTAACATGCTAGTCTGTGAATTTTTATACGCTACCCTATCTCTTTCATATTGATTTCTTCTTGCTACCGCGTTTTCTGCGGCAGCACCTAGTCCTTGTAGAGAACTTCTATTTACTCCTTGTCCAATGTTTATTAGGTCGCTTAAAACTTTTTGATTTTGATCTAATTGAGCTAATCTAGCCTCATTCAAACCACCTGCTAAATTAACTACTCCACCTCTTTGGAAAGCTCGTTGCCTTTCAGCAGTTAGCGCCTGAGTAGACTCAAACCCAAACCTTTCTCTATTTCTTCTAGCGATATCCTGTGCAATTTGTGATTGTTGCGCTACGTCTTCCGGCACTGCGTCTATTAAACTAGTATCAGTTTTCGCTTGTTGCACAAGCTCATTCTCAAAAGGTCGGTAATCACGTAAATATCGATCTTGCTGACGTTGCGTAACATTAGCAAATACTTTATCAGGATCCTGTACGCCGTCCCTTTCCTTAATTGCTCGAATTACATCAACTAAAGACTTTCCACCATACATATTCTACCTAACCATCCATAAAACCAAGGCCTTTCATTTTCATATATTGTCCCCCTGCTCTACCAATATTGCCCTGAATATTTGTAGCTCTACTAAGTCTTGCTGTAGCTCTGTTTAAATCTTCTGACCTCGCTAACTTAGCAGCTTTAGCTAGACCACTACCAGCATCTGCTGCTTGTCCTCTAGCTGTCGCTAATACTCCTACTCCTTCAGTTGCTGCTACATCTCCGGCTACTACGTTGGCTCGAAGAATATTACCAACAGCCCCCAAAGCCCTAGCAGCGCTAGTGTCAACTCCAGAAACTGTGTTTAATCTAAGAGGTCCGCCAGTCATAGCTTGCATGGTATCAGCCTGCGCACGACCACGAAGAGTTTTACGTGTATCTTGTGACCTAGACTTATCACGCATACGTAAAAGCAAAGGATCATAAGTTTGTTCAAAATACTCTTGATCCTCTTTTGCTATACGAGCCTGTGTTTTTTCTACTTCACTTGGCTGATAATCTTGTTGTTTTGGTCTTCTACCCATTACAGTTCCTTTTTATATACTGTTGTTACTGCTTTAAATCCATGCGTGTTAGCCGCTCTACTCCATCCAGAACGGTCGGAATGAAACTCCATTCCTGTTATGCTGGTATTTTGTACGAGCCTTTCTAAAAACTCCATCCCAGCTTCCATATTATTATATCCGGGTCTACTATAAGCAACCCAAATATATAAAGTTTTTTCTCCTCCAGCATCATTAATAACTGAAAGGACTAAAAATCCTGAGTAGTAGTCTTTAGTATATGCCATATATAACTCAGAGCTACCCTCTCGTAAAGCTGCATATACGTCTGCAGGTATCCAATCTGCATACGATTTTTGAGTTACACGTTTAAGATCTTTTTCGATATTGCTGTAAGCAGCTTTTATATCCTCTATCGGGATATACTCGAAAACAGTGTCATTAATAGTCCAACTCTTTGCCATATCGTCCATACCTCTTCCTTGGGGATAAACCTGCACCTTTATATTTTACTGTTCTTTTTACACCAATATTACCGCCTCTACCTCTTAACTCTGCATCAGATACCTGAGCTTGGAAGAGGTTAAAATAGTCAGAGGCAGCTACTGGGTCTGTCCATTCTTTACTAGGCATTCTTAACAGCCTATAAACAGCCCCATAAATAATACCGTCTCGATAATCATTACTAAAATTAGTATCTATACTATTAGTAGTTCTACTAGGTTTTAAGGCTACATTCAACAATAACCCATTTACATTTTTTGCACTGGGTACTGGCACTAGCCAAAAAGTATCCGGTGTTTTTTGTAGATACACAGTTGGTGTACCTGATTTATCTCGCCAGTCCGGATAATTTAATTCTAAACTTCTTGGACTAATAGGGTCCAAGTCATTGCCATCATAGGTAGCCCATAATATTTGATGTACATCTGTACCGCTGGGTTGGTCAAACTCATACTCATAAGTCCCTGATATAGTAGTTATTGGGTCTAAATCATGAGTAAAAGCTTTACTCTTTTCGCAAAGTTCTATGGTTGCAGAACGTATAGTAGTTTCTATCAACGAATCTGGACAACCCGGAACGTATGGTAAAACGTCTTTAATTAATGAATCAAAACTAGCCACTTGATACTCCTTGGTCAGGTTGTACAGCTTGTTGAACTACTCCGCCTCTAGCTAAACTTGCAGTAAATAATTGATAATAACTACCAGCACGTTGTTGGTTTCCAGCAAACTCACCATCTTTTAAATAAGCTCTATACAAAACAAAATTAATTAATGCATTTGCAAAGATATCATCCACTTGTATTAAATCAGTATTTGAACCAATACTAATAGGATTTTTAGAGTACACAACTTCTACATAAGCATTACCTGCTACTCCCGGATATACATAAAACACTCTAGGGTCATCACCATCAAAAATATAATGCTTTACTTCAGTACCATGGGTAGCATCGCCAGTTACAGTTGGATTATGCCAGTTTGGTTCTGTGCTATTTAAGGCATCTTCTAATACTACTCGGATACTCCTAGCTCCTGTTGCATTTGCAGCAGTGCCAGACATATTTCTTACTACTTTTATCAGTCTTAATCCATCAGCTGGTATAGTTTGTTCCGTACCAGTAGCTAACTGTACATTAGAATGTGTAGCAGTAGCATCAGGACGGATATTAGCAACTTCTCTTTGTGCATCACTTAAATAATCAAACAGCTCACCATCGGTCCAACGCACACCAGCATTATCCTGAAGTACATTACGTACTCTGGATAAGATATGTTGTGCTTGTAACGTTCCTGCCATCTATTTTTTCTTAGTTGTTTTAGCTT